GGTCGCCAATCGAATGCGCGAAGTCGGCCATGCAACTGGCCGCCGACGAGAACGCATCGCACTCCGCGCTGGTCAAGACGGGCAGCATGGGCAAGGTGGCGATCATGCACCCCGGCGCCATGAGCGACCAGACGGTGCAGGCGATCCGGGACGCATGGCAGACCATGCATGCGACCGCGGACGGCGCCTCGCGCCCGCTGATCCTCCGCGAGGGGATGAAGGCCGAGAAGATCAGCGCCGAGACGTCGACTTCCGTGCTCGAATCGCGCCGGTTCTCCATCCAGGAGATCGCCCGGGCGTTCGGCGTCCCGCCGGAAATGCTCTTCCAGCAGGGCGGTGGCGCGCTTTCGTCCCAGGCTGAAACCGCCCGGGCGTACGCCGACGGCGCCATCGCCGCATGGACTTCCGCGTGGGAGTCGGAGCTCACGCGGAAGCTTTGCCGTCCGGGCGAGGCCGTCCGGTTTGACATGACTCCCATTACCCGGGGCAATCTCCGCGACCAGGGCATGAGCTACTCCAAGCTCGTCCTGGCTGGCGTCATGAGCCCCAACGATGCCCGCCACGCGCTTGGCCTCCCTCCTGTCGCCGGCCTGGACACGCCCACGGTGTCCATGCCAGGCGGGGCGGCCGCCGAGGCGGGCAACGCCGATTCGGAAGGGGACTCGAATGCTTGAGACGCGCACGACGACCTTCCAGCGCGACGGTTCGCGCATCGCCGGCTACGCGGCGGTCTACAACGCCCCGAGCCACCCGCTGGCGTTCCGTGGCATCAACAACGGCAAGCCGTTCGTGGAACGCATCGCTCCGGGCGCATTCGACCGCAGCCTGGAACGGAACGTCCAGCTGCTCGTCGGGCACGACTCCCGCGAGCTCATCGCAAACAGCAAGTCGGGCCTGCTGAAGCTGCGTTCCGACGAGCGCGGGCTGGCCTTCGAGGTCGATCTCCCCGACACCACCAAGGCCCGGGATGTCCGGGCCCTGGTCGAGGCCGGGGTGCTGACCGAGATGTCTTTTGGATTCATGGTCCGCGACGAAGCCTGGAACGGCTCGGAGCGGACCCTCAAGGACGTTGACCTCCGTGAGGTCAGCATTGTCGAAAACGGCGCGTACCCGCAGACGCACGCCGAAGCACGCACCTACAGCCCGGCACTTGTCCGGCTGCGTCTGCGGCTCAGGAGTCTGACATGAAGCAGGCAGAGATCATTGAGCGCCGCAAGGCGATCGAGACGGAGGTCGAGGCGATCCTCGCCAACGACCAGATCAGCGTCGAGCAGGAGGCCCGCGCCACCGAGCTCATGGACGAGCTGAAGGACCTGAACCAGAAGCGGTCCGCCGCCGAGCTGCGCGAGCGGTTCGCCGGCCACGCGCTGGCCGTCAAGGCGAAGACCGAGGTCCGCGAGCGCGAGGACGAGAAGCGCGCGCGGCCCGAGTACCGCGACGCGTGGATCGCCTGGATGCGCGGCGGCCAGGTCGAGGAGTTCCGCGAGCTGATCACCACCGCCAGCAGCTCGGTGCTGATCCCCAAGGTCGTCGAGGAGACGATCTACAAGTACCTCCAGGCCAACAGCATCACGCGCAACGTGTGCGACTACCGCAGCGTGGCCCGCGGCGACGCGACGCTCCGCTACAACACGTTGGAGCCGTCGAGCTACACCAACGCGTGGAGCCCGGTCGACACCGCCACCACCGCGGCGACGGACATCGACCCGGCGTTCGCCGAGGTGTCGCTCAAGCCGCTGCCGATCCTGCCCAAGACCCAGGTGTCCGAGCAGCTGATCAAGACGGCCAACTTCGACCTCGAGGCCGAGGTCGTCGACAACCTCATGCGCCAGTTCGCGCGCATGACGGAGGCCGGCTACATGGCGGGCGTTACGAACGGGCCGAGCAACGCGCTCTTCACCGTCCAGGCGACCGCGACGCAGATCACGACGGCCACCAGCGCCGGCACCACCCGTGCCGCCGCCGTGACTGCCGCGGCGACCGTCGCCAAGCTCATGGACATGCGCTACACGCAGCTCCCGACGGCCTACTGGGGCTCGTCCGCGTGGATCCTGCCGAAGGACACCTACGCGGCGATCGCCGACATCCGCGCGGCGACCAGCGGCAGCAACGTGCCGATCTTCGTCCCGAGCTCGGATGCCGGCCTCCAGCAGGCGGCGTCCGGGTTGCTGCTCGGGCTGCCGGTTTACGTGACCGACTACCTCTCGACGCACGTGGCGACGGCGTCGACGGGCAAGAACGTGCTGGCGCTCCTGGGCAACTTCCAGGAGGGCTTCGCGATCCGCGAGTGGGGCGGCATGACCATGCGTCGTGACGACCTCACCTCGGCCAACTCGGCCCGCATCGTGTTCCGCGGGTTCGGCTGGGGCAACGCCGCCTTCACCCGCGGCAAGGCCATCGTCCAGCTCCAGGTCACCAACGCCTGATAGTCACTCTCGCGCTACGGGCCGGGGTGGGCTTCGGCCCACCCCGGTCCGGCTCCCGGAGGTCCCGTGGCCCTCGACATCGCCAAGTACCGAGCCTGGGGGCGAATCCCGCACCAGGAGGATGACCCGGCGATCCAGATCGCATGGGAAGCGGCGCTCCGCGAGCTCGAGGAGCGCACCGGCTGGTGCGTCGACCCTGTCACCCGGACGCAGCGCATCAGCGCCGAGCCGACGACCGACGAAAACGACGAGCGGCTTGTCCTGGCGTGGCGGCAGCCGGTGACCGGCGCAACCTACGTCGACGAGAACAGCCTGGTGCAGCCGCTGACGCTCGTCACCATCAACGGCTTGCAGTACGTCAGCCTGCCCGACGGCCTCGCTTACCCGCTGCTGGTGACGCTCAGTGCCGGCTCGAACACGCTCAACCCGCTGCTCGAAATGGCTTTGTTGCAGCGCGTTGCGCACCATGTCGCCGGCCGCGGCGACGACACGGTTTCCCTGGACAGCTCGTACTGGGATCGGATTTCCGCCATGATGGGCAAGGGCATCGGATGACGGCCCACGTGCCGAGCGGGATGCTTCGGCACCGGATGACGGTGCAGAACCCGGTCCGCACGGTCGACGCGTTCGGCCAGGGAGCCGAAGCGTGGGTCAGCGTCGGCGAGATCAACGCCCATGCCGAGCAGATGCAGACCGGCGACGCCATCGACGACGGCGGCCCGGCGATCCGCACCGATTGGCGGATCCTCGCCACCTGGCATCCCGAGGTGAGCACCCGCAGCCGGTTGCTGTGGAACGACGGCACGACGGACCGGACGTTCAACGTCCGCGCCTGCTGGGACCGCGACAACAAGCGCCGGAGGCTCGAAATGAACGTGACGGAGGTGCTGTCGTGAGCGCGGTCAAGTTCACGGTCGACGACCGCGAGGTGCGGCGCGTCTTGGCGGCCATGCCGGCGCGCATCGGCGAGACGGTGCGGAAGAAAGGCATCCGCCGGGGCACCAACCCGTTCACCAAGGCTCTGGCGGCTCTTTGGCGCCGTGCCGCATACCGCGGCCGCGCCGTCCATCGCAAGGCCATCGGCCAGGCAACGCGCCTCGACGGTCCCAAGCGCGTCGGGTCCGGTCCGGGAGCGCCCCTGCGTTTCACGATCGGAATCGACTACGCGGCAAAGCGCGCCAAGCGGCGCCAGCGCGTCTACCACCTGTTGGAATCGGGTTTCAAGCACGTCGCGTCCGGCCGCCGAATCGGCGGTTCGTACCGTTCGGCGACTTGGTCAAGGACCAACGGGGAACGCGTCGGAAAGGCCATCCAAGAGCAGATCCTCGCGGCTGCACGTGAGGCTTTCCGATGATCAAGACCGTCGTCCGAGGCATCGCCGACCGGCTGGACACGCCGACGTACCCGGCCTACGCGTCGATGCGCGTGGCGGGGCAGGGCACGCCCTGCTACGTCTACGAGGTCGGTTTCACTCGGACCATGCGGATGCCGGCGACGGGCGGCTCCAAGGCGCATTACTCGGTGACCGTCGACATCGACTGCATCGCGGACACGGTCGATTCGTGCCTTGACATGGTGCAGACGCTCGTCACCAACTTCGACGGCGGGCCGTTCACGTACAGCCTGTCCGGCACCACCGTCCAGCTGACGGTCACGGACATCGGACCGTTCCAGACCAGGGCGGAAGTTCCCGACGACGGCCAGCAGGACGCCGAGCGCGTCATTTCCGCACAAATCCAACTTCAGGCAACGGAGCTCTAAATGGCACTCATCCCAGGCTACGGCGGCACGGTCCAGCTCAACATCGACGGCGGCGGCGCGGTCACGTTCCCCGTCAAGAACATCTCCATCAACGTCGAGCGTTCCTCGATTGACGTGACGCAGCTCTCCGATTTCGGCGAGAAGCGCGCCCCGGGCCGCTACCGTCGGACCGCATCGTTCGACATGATGGCGCAGGACTCCTCGACGGACAACGCGCTCCGTTCCCACATCGTCCCGGCCAACCTCGCCGCGGCCATCAACCGCACGATGACGTTGACCTGGTTGAACAGCACCATCACCTACACCCTGACGGGCCACACGACTTCCGCAAGCCGCAGCGAGGACGGCACCGGCCCGGGCATGTGGTCGATCACCATCGAGGAAGCCTGATGCCGTTCGACCTGTCCAAGATTGGACCGCACCGCAAAGTCGTCGACGTGCCGGATGTCGGCCAGCTCTGTTTCCGCGAGCCGACGCTCGCGGACGCCCTGCGCGCCGCCCAGGACCCGTACTGGTGGGGTTCGTGCATCACGATGCAGGACGGCAGCCCGTTCGTCCTGGACAACGCGCAGCTCGCGGGCATCCGCAGCGACATCGCGGAACGGCTCATGGCCGAGGTGACCGCCGTCCGCCCTACGGAGCGGCCGAGCGCCGCTGGTTCAGACTCGCAAGCCCGGAGCAACGCCTGACCATGCCGGCACACTTGGCCAGGACCGAGATGACCACGGAGGAGCGGCAGGAGTTCCTGCTCGGCGTGATCGCCTGCGCCCTGACCGGCCGCAAGCCGGCGCAGCTGTTTCCCTGGGTGAGGCGCGGCCTGGACGAGTTCTTCCAGGAGGTGGCTGGTGGCTGACCGCAGCATGAAGGCCGTCATCCGCGCCGAGGTCGACCCGTCGGGCGTCGTCCGCGGGGTGCAGACTGCCAGCCGGGAGCTCGAGAAGCTCAACCGGACCGCGGCCCGGACTGCCTTGGCGTCCGGAGTCACCGCCGCCATGCAAGTCGGCCGAGGCGTCGTGGACGTGACGCAGCGGGCCGCTTCGCTTGCCAACGAGCGGGTGAACGAGCTGGTGGCAATGACCACGGCCAACGACGTGGCGGCCGCCAATGCCGCTACGATCGCCTTTGGCGAGCGCGTCCTCGCGGAACGGGCCGCGGCCCAAAGACTCGCTCCGGGCGTCATACAGGGCATCCAGGCGCGTTCTGCGGTCGAGCAGGCCGGGCTGGCCCGCCTGACCCCGGAAATGGGGACCCAGCTGGGCAACATCATGCAGGCGCAGGCGCTCGGAGCCGAGGCCCGGAACGTCGCCGGAGAGGTCGCCGCCACGGCGTTCGGCGAGGTCATCGGGTACCTCCGGGAGATCAGCGAGAAGCTCGGGAGGCCGTTCTAATGGGCACCTGGACCGTCACCGAGCTGGCCGAGAGCCGCAGCTACTCGCTGTCCTACCC